GCAATAGGATTGTTTATTAGACTTAACTGTCTGTATGTAATGAAGTTTGGAATAGGATCTGTCTTGAGTATGTTAACTGAAAGACCAGCTACTGAGCAACCTAACTCTGAACTAGGTTTGGAACCATGACCACCTGGTGGAGGTATAATAGCTGTTGCATATGCTTGTGTTGTAACAAAGCTGCTATTTGCAATTATAGATGCTTGTGCTGTAGTATAGTTAATACCTCTACTGACAATTTGGATTGATTGAATTCCAGAAGTATATGTATTAACATATGCAACTGCTCCAGCATTAATACCATCACCAGTGATTTGAACCTGAGGGCTAATCATATAACTGGAAGTAACATCAAGAGCCGGAATAGGATTTTGTGTTTGAACAAACTTACCAACAGAGTTGACAACGTAATTAACAATAGGTGATAAGTAACCAACACCAGTACCTGAAGTAATATACAATGAGGATAGGTTATATATACCAGATTGAGGTGAAGAGTTTGTATTTGAAATTTGAACTATGTTTGTTCCTATCGTCGAGGTAACAAAACCATTAGTTGAGTAATAACCAGAACCATTACCACCATCATTAACAAATATAGTATGGATAGCACCATTCTCTGCATATCTCGATACGTTAACATCAGTAGTCACAGGAATATATGTATCAGTGGTGAACTTCTTACTCTGAGCACTTGTTACTGTGAACAAATACTTCCACACATAGCCATCTGCAGTAGTAAAGTCACCAACTGTAGAACTTGATGTAGGCTCAATAGTTGAAGGAGCATTGTAGTTGTTAAACAAGCACTTGTATACGCGTCCAGAAGAATTAACAACATAAAATTGTTCGTTGTATAGATTAGCATCCATATCACTATAGTAAGTGTATACAGTATTTGAAGACCAAGGATGGTTTGGAGCAAGATGTGCTATATCTGTCGCTTGAACCTTCTTACCTGTTAGGATATTTTCTTGGACATTGTAATATGAACTATGTACGCTGACATCTGTATTTGGGGGAAGGTCATTAGAGTTCCACGGAGAAGGTTGACCAAAACAAACGTAATAGTTAGATGTATTACTAGATACATCTTCAATAAAGTTACCAATCAACTTATTCTTCATGTCTTGGGTAAAGGTACTAAATTGCATTTAAATTTCCAGTTTACGTTTATTATACAGTCTGAACATCGTTTGAGTATTGAATAGATAACACACCGTTTTCATATACACTCAACACATTGTTAACTTCATCTAATGTGATATCATCGGTGTCTATGAATTCAACTTTGCCAAATACTTTGTTGCCAGCAGGATGAACTAATTTTTTTAATACAGTCAAATATTTATCTAAAGCTTTTTCAGTTTGGATTTCATACGAATAAGTTTGATAGTAATAACTATCTTGCATATACTTATCCGAGTTTAAGAACCCATCATCATTATCCCAATAGCCTTGTTCAAACCCTACACCACCAACAACAAGAGATAACTCTGCAAACTTAGTATTATCAGTAACATTGTAAGCTACAATTTGTTCTGCATTAGAATTAAACCCATATCCAGAAGAAAGAACAACAACGTTTGCAACATAACCGTTGCCTGTAGCAGGATTAGCAGTTATAATGGCATTACCACCCCAATAACCTCCATTAGGACCTTGGATGTCATAACCAAATGTAGTTGGCTCAATTATACTTACATCCAATGTACCATTATACATATGATCGCCAGATGTAGCACTACCTATCTTTGCAATGGTACCTACAGTCTCTGTTGCATATTCAAGAGCAGCACTAATGGGACTTGTTTTGCTGGTATAGTTAAGATTGGCACCATAGTCAGAGGCATTGATTGCTATATTGATATTAGGATAGATCTTGTTGAGGTTGTATGTAAATGGCGATGTATTTGACAAAGCTACAATTTTAAAATTAGCACCAGATCCTGATGTAGCTGTACCATAAGAAATATAGATGTTTGAATTTAATGTATATCCATTACCACCATCTACTATTTTAAAATCAATATATCCTTTGAGTTTATTTGGATCTATAAGTTTTGTAACGTAGTATAATCCATCTTCACCTTGTGGTGTAATACCTGTTCCTAAAATATCACCAACTTGATTGTATTCAGTAGAATCTAATACAATAGCATCGTATGGGGAACCAAGAACAAATGGACTGTTAGTAATACTAATACCAGGAGTTGTAACAATCTCGCCTTGTTGAAATGATAACCCACTTGGCCCATGTGACATATCTTCAAGATAGAACAACGATGAAATTCTATTTCCCGAATTGATCTTTACCACATTGGAAATATACGCAGAAGCTCCAGATGAACTACCAGTTACATACTGGTGGATAAAATCAAAATTATTATCTTTCATCTGTACTTCAAGATACTTATTAACAATCCACTTGCCATCAGATGTTTTTAAAATATCTTTTTGAGGAAGGTAGATTGATGCATCGAGATTGTAAAGAATTTTGAATAGCAACTTAATGCTTTCAATAGAGCCCTTGCTTCTATAAAGATCGAGGATATACTTTTCAACTAACTTAGGATCTGCAGCCATATCATATGGCACATTGATCATAAATTCATCCATGAAGTACTTAATGTACTCTCTGGCTGATTGATCTATGTCACTAGTCTCTGCTAGTCTTCTTGCTTTATAAGTAGGACCTTGTTTATCCATCCACTCATAATAAGCTTGAATGAATTGAATAAAGTTGGGACCCTCTTCGTTATAGAAGGCTGGAAACTGCTTTTGAACTAATGGGGCAATATCTTTGAGAGGTGTGTACATTTATTATATTGGGTTTACTAAAATGTTGGTTTTAGAGAAATCTATTGTCAAGTATTTATTAGTCGAAACTGTGATATCAGAGTTCAACAATCTTGCATAGATATCAATCGTATTTGTTGTATAATCCCAAACATTTATAGTAAAGTTCAATTCACCTGTAGTATAGTTTACTGTTCCAATATTGCTCTGAAGAATAACAACTGGGTTGTATATTGTACTGTAGTAAATTCTTAGATTACCTAAGCCATCATCAGAAATAACAGCATTGTTATAAAAGTTATTATTAGAATCTTTGTAAGTAAATGTAGTACTCTTGATTGCTTCTGCTTCACCTGGATTGTATGCGAACTTAATTGTTCTATCAATAGGATTACCAAATGTGAAGTTGTAAATTGTAGAAAGGTCCTTTACAGGAGCAATTTTGTAGATTGCTTTTACTGATGTCTGATTGCTTATGATAGCACTATCAGACTGGTCAATATATGAAGACAACTTGGACAAACGAAGACTGTCACCAAAACTAGATAAGTGGTCTGCAGAGAATTTTTTTATTTGATTGAGTACTTCAGATTGTATCTGGCCTTGGTTATTGGTAGTTGCTGAAGGATCATAATTGATCTCACAATTTACTTGAACGTAAATGATTACAGGATCCTTAATTACAGCCTGCACAGTAATAGTCTTAGAGCTCAAGTACTTAATGATATCAGCTTTAATATCATCAGGAACAATTGGGTTTGTACCACCCATTATCATTGAAAGCACTACCTTACCATATTCAGGAGGAACTGCATCCTCACCACCATAGGCAATCATAGTAAGAATTTCTGGATAGTTATCTTGAACAAGAGTAACAAAATCTTCAGTTGTTACAGCTCTATTTTGTGTAGCAAAATGACGAGGAGCATAGAATCTAATTGATTCAATATCCTCTGCTGATGAGCCTTGTGAAGCAGGTGAGACTGTAGCAACGGAAACAGTATAACCACCAGGCTGAATAGTATTTGTTGGAGAGAACGAGGTTACAAGATTACCCAATTCACCATGAGTGGATCTATATGTAACTTTAACAATATTACCATTGGATAATGGCTTTCCAAATACACCATCACCAAATAGGATTTCATATTGATTGCTACCATACCCTTGGATAAAATATGCATTAGAGTTAGAATTTAATCCATATAGACTATCAGCAAAAGTGTAATCTACGTTTGCAAAATCTGTGCTTGAGTTGCTAACATTTACAACAATACTATTGATATCAACAGTTTCAGACTTTAGAACATACCCACCAGTTTCACCTGCTGTAAATATTTCATTTACGATCTTACCTTCATAGATATATGTTGGCTGACTTACATAATAACCTTCAGCAGACTTAAACACAACAACATCTTCAGCTGTTGTAAAGTCTATTAATGTGTTGTTAACCACTGCTCTTGAAGAGTAATATTTGGGAATTATAAGAGTCTGAGGACCTCCAATCTGAGGAGCACCAATTGTGAATACAACTTGTGCTTTTGCAGAGGTAGCAGATCTTGGAACATAGTTTAATTCTTTTGCATGTGAAACGACCGAGCTCTTGACCTGAGCGGAGTCAAGAAACATTTCACTACCCACCATATTAAGGTAGTATGCATTCATGTAAGAGTTATAAGAAAGAATATCCAATAACGCATTGAGGTTTGAACCTTCAAAGTTATAATCTGTAAACTGAGGTTGCGCTTGCAAGAATGTTTTTAAATTATTCTTGAGTCCATCAAAACTTAATTCTGAAACATCTAGAAAACTTGGAGTGGTCATCTTATCTTACTCTTCGAAGGATTACATTGAACGTAATAGGATTGACATTGTTATTAATAGAAAATACTATTGTTGCGTTATAAGCATTTTGATCTGGAAAAGCATTAACCGTGACAGAGAATAAGTTTGCTCTTGGTTCGTGATTTTCAATAACTTCTCTAATCTTCTGAGTCATGAAGTACTCAGTATCTGGCCCTATGTTTTCAAAAAGACTAGCTCTTATTCCACCACTGAGGTCAGGGTTAAAGAATCTTTCGTATGGATCTGTAAGTAACAAGTTTTGAATTGAATTCTGTACAGCATCGGCGTCAGTTAGCAATATCAAATCACCCTTGATAGGGTGGATGTCAAAATTAGTAGGTAGATCTCTATAATACGATTTTACAATTGCCATCTTTTATTTATAGTGACGTTCTACATGTTTGAAGGAATTGTGGGTTAGCTTTTTGAATATCATTAGCAGCAGATGATGCTAATTTCCAACCATCAGTAAAATGATTAGAAGGGAATGGGGTATGTGTCTCACCAACAGAAACAGCACTAAATGCTAACATGAAAGGAATGGCATGGTCGGATCTTCTTGGTTCAATAGAAGAAGTAGGACTAACATTCATTACGTTAGCAAGATTAGAAGTGATTGTAGCAATTTCTTGGCCATAATGGTTTGAAGGATCTGGTATATCAGAAGAACCTGTAATCATACTAGAAACTAAAGAAGCAACAGACATAGCACTACCCATAGATGCAAAGTTTTGCATGTTGAAGCTAACAACACCATTGCCACCCTTTGGACTTCCAAATGCTGCAACTCGTTTACAAAATGTTTGATCTGTGGAAGGTAGCGATACAGGAGCTTCACCAAAGAAACTTTTTCCTTGGAAAGAAGGAGGAGTTAGCATAGGATTGTTAGCAATTTGCGATGTCTTTAATCTCTGACCTAATAATACTTCAGACATAAAGCCACCAATTGCACTACCACCAGAACCACCCAGCAACATACTAGCTACAACGCCACCCAAAGCTCCAAAAGAACTTAAAGCACCACCAAGTGGTGCGCCATTCAATAAGCTATTGATAGCTTGAGGACCTAATGATGATGACATTGCTTGAAGATCTGAAGCAGGATTAAGTACTGAATTAATCTCTGAAGGAGAAAGTGTTGTTTCACCACCTGCCAATGCAGAAAAAGCACCAACAGAGCTTGCAATTGCACTATCTGAATATGATGGTGTTTGTGATAGAATACCAGGTGAGTTGCCTGTGAAGTTAGCTGTAGCAGAAAGCACCTGCATTCCAATAGCACCTAATGCTGCTGCTTGGCTAGCTTGATAAACTATTTGGCCTGTGCTTGATTGAGTATAATCTTCAATATTAGAAACGCTTTGATATTGTGGAGCATATCTATTAGTTACAGCAGAAAGACCATTGGCAAGATAACCAATTTTATAGATGTCTTGAATACCAGTAATTCCTCTGACATTTCTAACATACCTTTCATCACCCAACTCATCAACACCTGTGACAGCTGCAACATATGAAAGATCTGATACGCTAGTCATAGCAGCAAGAGTATAGAAGAAACCTTCAATAACATCAAAAGGTACAACACCATACGATGCTAATTCGTTACTCTTGTTTAATATTGCTAGCTTTTCTTCTACTGTTAAAATATAATTATCTGGTGTTCTTTGATAGTTGGAAGGAGGTACAGGTGAAGCTTTTAATGATTGACCAACGCCATGAAGTGCAGCAGACATATCGACTGCTTTGTTAAATGCTGTATCAGAATTACTTAAGGCTTGATTACCAAAAGTGCCTGGTTGTGCAATGATACTTTTTTGTATCTTTGCCATTGTATCTTTATTAAGATCTAAGCTAGGACTACCAGCAGAAGGATTGCCTTGACTATCAAATTGTACATTACCCACGGCTACTCTCCCCAGAATTCAATGCTGCAACAGCAAATTTAAGTTGTATTCCATCTACTTTATTGCTGCAATGTTTGTCAGCGCAAGTATATACTTTACCACCACCTTTTTGTCCAACAGGAGCAGCTCTTACGTGGCAATGAATGCCAGGCGAGTCGTTAGCTTCTAAGAACACTTGATCGTATGGTAAGTTATCTCTTACGAAAGCAGCAATTTCTGCAGTCAGGGCAACATCATTCTTGTTTGCAGCTCTAAGATCAACGGCATCACCAATAACGTGGTTGACTGATGTTCCTGCTCTCCACCACGAAGTTACTTGGACTCTCGAACCATACTTTTCAACAAGAGGATCGAGAATGTTCCATGCTGTATGCATTGCAGCTTTGATTACAGCTTGCTGTTTGTTTTCTGGACATGATTTAATATTTTGGACAACATTCATATGTCCTATTGTAAAGTGCTTAGATAGTTTGGCATTTGCATTGTATACTGATGTAGGAACAGGAAGAGGGTTCTGTTCTGCTACACCATTAGAAGTTGCTCCTGCTGGCTTATCATAAGTTGTCGTAGCAGGAGGATCTGCTTGAATACCAGTATCCTTAGGTTCTGGAACAATACCTGACCC